TAATGGCTTACGATGTCTGTGGTGTTCAGCCAATGACTGCACCAACAGGTCTAATCTTTGCACTTAAGGCTAAGTTTGAAGGTCAGACTGGTAAAGAAGCTTTATTCAATGAAGCTCAACCATTCTCTGGTGTTACTGCATATAGTGGCGACGGCCTCCTGGGTGGCAACAGCTCCGAAGCAGGTCTTTCTGCAGCTCCATTCGGCTCGGATGGTAGTAGAACAAGTGCCGCGGATCAAGTCGAAGACTTCCGTGGTATGTCAACAGCTAATGCTGAAAAACTTGGTGGTTCGAATGGTGATCCATTTGGTCAGATGGCTTTTGATATTGACAGAATTGCTGTCGAAGCAAAGACAAGAGCACTCAAGGCTGAATATAGCACAGAACTCGCTCAGGACCTCAAGGCTGTTCACGGTCTAGATGCCGAAACCGAGCTTGCTAACATTCTCTCAACAGAGATTCTTAGTGAAATCAATCGTGAAGTTATCCGTACACTTTATACCGTAGCAAAACTTGGTGCAAAGCAGGCTGACATCTTTACCAAGGGTCAGTATGATATGTACGCTGACTCAGACGGTCGATGGAGTGCAGAACGCTTCCGTGGACTCATGTTCCAGATCGAACGTGAAGCCAACGTAATCGCTAAGGAAACTCGACGTGGTAAGGGTAACTTTGTCATCTGTACTTCAGATGTCGCTTCTGCCCTCGCAATGGGTGGTTTCCTTAACATCTCACCAGCATTAAACGTTGGTCTAGATGTTGACGATACCGGCAACACTTTCGTTGGTACACTCAACGGTAAGTTTAAGGTTTACATCGATCCATATGCACAGGGTTCTGTTGTAGGTCAACCATATGGTGACTATGTTACCGTTGGTTATAGAGGTGCCAGTCCATATGATGCTGGATTCTTCTACTGCCCATACGTTCCACTCCAGATGGTACGTGCGGTTGATCCGAACACATTCCAACCAAAGATCGGGTTCAAGACTCGATACGGAATGGTTTCTAATCCGTTCGCACAGAACACTGACATTGATGCTCTTGGTGGAAACCAGTACTACCGCATCTTCGCAGTCAAGAACATCCACGGTCTTGGTGGTATGACCAGCTAATTGATAATTAAATATCAGATAGAATAAATGGGGGGCACTCTTCGGAGTGCTCCCTTTTTTTATATAAATAGTAGTATGAGCAACAGACATTTAGGTAATAAACCAACAACTAGTAGTTTACTAACAGCAAATCAATTTAAATTTTCTGTTGATAGACTTCCTATATTCACAAATTACGTTACTGGTGTTAACGCACCATCAATAGAATTTGTAAGTGCAGACCTACAAACAGCCTTTGGTGTAAATATACCAACGGCAACAGGAAAATATATCTTCGAGGATATAAGTGCTACGTTTTTAGTGGATGAAAATATGGAGTCCTGGAGAGAACTTTATGAGTGGATTCGTAGATTAGGACCAATGAATGAAGACAGTGCTAATATAATGTATAATAATTGTAATGACTCGACAACTACTGGTGAGTTATTAATAAAAAACAGTGCATATAATAATAAATTTAAATTTAAATTTTATAATATGTTTCCTATATCATTAACTGGATTTAGTTTAACTACAACATCGTCAGATTCTATGCAAGTAATGTCGTCTGCAACTTTTAGATATTCGTATTACGACATAACTAATTTATAATGAGGTAATAATGAACATTGAAAATCTTCGTAGCATGGTAAAAAAAGATATAGCAATTAACGAATCAGATTTAAATACAGAGTCACTGAGAACACCCCAACTACATAATAAATATTTAATTTTATTTGAAGACTCAAAATTACAATTACAAAAATTTCAATTTCAAGAAAAAGTATTAAAAAGAGATAAGTGGTTATATTATAGTGGTAAACTAGGGGACGATGATTTAAAAAGATTAAATTGGGAACCCTTCGATTACACAATATTAAAAACTGATTTACCTATGTTTTTGGATTCTGATTTAGATTTACAAAAAATTAGAGCAAAAATTTCATTACAAGTTTCTATATCTTCATACTTAGAAGAAGTCATAAAGATAATTACTGGTAGACAGTGGAATATAAAATCAGCAATAGAATGGATTAAATTTACACAAGGAATATAATGTGAATGTGACAATAAAACAAAAAGATGCAGTTAACCTTTTTGTTGAATGTGAAAAATCTACTGCAAAAGAATTAAATCAGTATTTTACATTTTATGTTCCAAATTATCAATATACACCTGCATATAAAAAGAAAATATGGGATGGTCAAATTAGATTATTTAATTTGTATAAAAGGACCATATATTCAGGATTGTTAGATTATATAACAAAATTTTGTAAAGATAGAAACTACAATATAGATTATGAATTAATATCTAACGAAAATAATATACCAAAAGATGACTTTTTTACATACACAAGAAATTTGAATTTAAAGTTCAAACCATATGCACATCAACTTTCTGCTGCACATAATGCGTTAACAAAAAAACGTTCATTATTGCTTTCTCCAACGGGAAGTGGTAAATCTTTAATTATTTACTTAATTACAAGATATTTACTTGATGTAGTTTCTGACGTAGAAAAAATTCTAATCATAGTTCCGACAGTTGGACTAGTAAATCAAATGTATAGTGATTTCGAAACTTACTCGGAAAAATCAATATGGTCTACAGAATTGAATATGCATAAAATATTTGCTGGTCAAGAAAAAGAAACTAAGAAAAAAATAGTTGTTTCTACTTGGCAAAGCCTCTATAATATGCCTGATGACTTTTTCTTGAAGTTCGATGCAGTATTTGGTGATGAGTGTCACCTATTTAAATCTAAATCTTTGGTTTCAATGATGACAAAACTAACGAACTCATATTATAGAATAGGCACAACAGGTACTCTTGATGGGACTTTAACACACAAGTTAGTGTTGGAAGGTCTTTTTGGACCAGTGTTTAAAGTAACATCAACTAAAAAATTAATAGAAAACAAATTATTAAATGACGTAGAAATTCGTTGTTTAAATTTAACATATTCAGAACAAGATAGAAATTTTGCTAATAGATTATCATATCAAGATGAAATAAAATTCTTAATAGAAAATAAAATAAGAAATGATTTCATTAAAGATTTATGTATAAGTTTAAAAGGAAATACATTACTTTTATTCAATTATGTAGAATTACACGGTAAAGTACTTTATGATATTATAGAAAAAAACAAAAAAGATAAAAAAATATTTTTTATATATGGGGGTACTGATGCAGAACAAAGAGAGGAAATTAGAACTCTATTAAATAAAGAATCTAATTGTATATTAATTGCATCGTACGGAACATGTTCTACTGGTATTAATATACCCAAAATAAACAATGTAGTTTTTGCCTCTCCATCTAAATCTGTTATTAGAGTTTTGCAATCGATAGGAAGAGGATTAAGAAAAGCAAAAAATAAAGAAAAAACTATTATATATGATATATCTGATAATTTAACTTATAATAAATACGTAAATCATACTATGCGTCACTTAGAAGAACGTATGAAAATATACAGCAATGAAAAATTTTCATATGAAGCAACTAAGATAAAACTTACCTAAAGATATAAACTATATAATAATAGTAATATAACTATTGATGGAGAATACAATGAATCCAGCATACAGAATATTTAAATTAAAAACCGGTGAAGAAATTATCACTAAAATAATATCTAAAAATAACGGTAGATTTACATTAGAATATCCTATGGTGTTTAAGATAATGTATATGTCTGAACCTATGACAGGAATGCAGAAAGAAGTTACAATCCTAAAAGACTGGGTTTCTTTTAGTAATGAAAAACAAGTTAAACTTTCTGAAAATGAAGTTTTGTCTATATGCACACCGGTCGATGAAGCTATTAATCTTTACGATAAAGAAAAAACAAAAAAACTTAATCCCAAAAAAAGAAACGTAGTTAATTTTGATAATTACGAAAAAACAATGCAAGATGAAATCGATAGTCTTCTAGATAGTCTTATTCAAAAGAAACAAGAAGAATCTGAGGGTGAAGATATATTTGATTTTGTAAATTCAATTAAAAACTTACCAGAAGATGGTGGGTATGAAATTGAAATGGAATGGATATTTCCCAGTGAGGAAATAAGTGATGAGTCAACGGAAAAAGAAAATGATCATCCAGACTATGGTAATAGATGGACTGATTGGAGTTCTGATACTAGAAACTATTAATATATTTCTTTTTTCTCTCGTTGACACTCGTATTTTAATTGGTATATTATAACTGTCAAGGAAAAAACATGACTAATAAATACATAGATAATTCTAAATTCTTTTCTGAAATGGTAGAATGGAAAAGTGAGTATACCAAGTCACAAGAACTTGGTGAAAAACCACCACCGGTTAATAATTACATAGGTGAATGTTTCTGGAAAATAGCAGAAAATTTATCACACAAATCTAATTTTTTAAATTATCCATTTAGGGATGATATGATTGGTGATGCAATCGAAAATTGTATTATGTATGCACATAATTTTAATCCCGATAAATCTAAAAATCCATTTTCTTATTTCACACAAATAACTTATTATGCATTCATAAGAAGAATACAAAAAGAAAAAAAACAAAGTTATATTAAGTTTAAATTAGTAGAAGAAATGGATTCTGAAGGTAAAATAAGAAATTACATGTCAGATAATTATGACACTGAAGATAAAAGTAAAAGTGAAAAAATAGCAGAATATTTTTCTCTTTCTAAAAACGATATAGAAAATTTCGATAAGACTAAGAAAAAAAAGTGACACTATGAAAATAGCTTTATTGAATGACACCCATTTTGGTGTTCGTAATGATTCTTCTTTATTATTAGAATATACATTTGATTTTTTTGATAATATATTTTTTCCTTATATAGAATCTAATAATATAAAAACTATATTTCATCTGGGTGATTTTTTAGACAGAAGAAAATATGTAAATTTTAATACTCTACACGAAGTAAGAACTAGATTTTTAGATAAACTAGAAACTATGGGTGTGGATTTTCATATGATAATAGGAAATCACGATACTTATTTTAAAAATACTAATAAAGTAAATTCTGCAAAGGAATTATTTCATGAATACAAGTTTTTTCATTTATACGAAAAACCTGAAATTTTAGTATTTGATGATATATCTTTTGGTATGATTCCTTGGATATGTTCGGATAACAGAGAACAAATTCTAAACTTTATCGAAACATCATCGATGGATGTTGTCTGTGGTCACTTCGAACTGAATAATTATGAAGTTATGAGAGGAATTAATTTTAATGGTGGTGAAAGTGATAAATTCTTAAATTCCTTTGATATGGTGTTGAGTGGACACTTTCACATAAAATCAAATCAAAAAAATGTGTTTTATCTTGGAACTCAATACGAACTTTCCTTTGCTGATGTTGGTGATACCAAAGGATTTCATGTGTATGATACAGAAATTAAAGATTTAACTTTTATAGAAAATCAAAATAAAATGTTTCATGTCTTATATTATTCTAAAATTAAAAATACAGAAGATTTTGAATTTTTAAAGAATAAATACGTGAAACTTATGGTAGATGAATCAGAGCAAAGAAAATATATAGATTTGATAATAGAAAAAATAGAATCTGTGGGTCCCTTTGATTTAACAGTAGCAGAAAATTATATTGTAGATCAAAACACAGTAAACGTAGATGTTGATTTATCTAAAGACACATTAACTATTATAAACGAAGAAATAGATTCTCTGGAAGAGACTATAGATAAACATGATTTGAAAACATTAAGTAAAGAATTATACATGGAGGCTTTTGATATATGATAAGTGATAAAAGTAAAGAATGGAAAAATGCTAGTTCTGGTTCAAAATATAAAATAAATTCAAAAAGAGTTGTTGTTACTTCTTTTTCGGAACCAAAGTCGGAAATCTCAGGGTTTGCAGGTGGTTATCACGCTATAGCAAAAAATGATATATCTGCTGGTGATATAGTAGAAGAAATACCAGTAATAATAACACACTCAACTAAAGAAGATTTAATTGGTGATCACATCATGAGTCATTATCTTCTAGAATATCCAATAATGGATCCAATTTTTGAAGAAAATGGTTATCCATTGATAATACCACTAGGTAATTATGCCTTATATAAGAAAACAGGTGATCATAATTGTGTTTACTCGTTTAATGAATTTTTTAATACTATTACTATTCGTGCTGCAGTTTTCTTAGAAAAAGGTACTTCATTATCATTACCAGAAAATATTACTGAAATTCAGGAGGTTACCAATATGTCAGATAATAAACCAAAAAAAGATTGTGGGTGCGGTAAGAAGAAAAAATTAAAACCAGAACAGCAGAGAGCATTAGACAAAGAAGAACAAAAAATAAAAAATGTACAATTTCAATCTATGACAAACAAAAATGCATTGGAGAGTATTGATATAAAAGATGATTGAATTTAAATATATAAAATTTAAAAACTTTGGTTCCTTTGGTAATTATTTTACAAAAATAAATTTTGATGATTCTAGAATGACTTTAGTTTATGGTTCTAATGGTCACGGAAAATCATATGCTATGCTTGATTCTATTACGTTTGCTTTATTTGGTAAACCATTCCGAAAAATAAATATTCCACAGTTGGTAAATAGCATCAACAACAAAGATTGTGTTGTGGAGGTTTTATTTGAAACTGGATCTGACACTTACAGAGTTGTTAGATGTCTGAAACCCAAAAAATTTGAAATATACAGAAATGATAATTTACTTAAACAAAACGCAAAAGCTAAAGATTATCAAACTATGTTAGAAGATCAAATCTTAAAAATGAATTATAAATCATTTACCCAAATAGTTACTTTAGGTAGTTCCTCTTTTATTCCATTCATGCAATTAACTCCTGCAGATAGAAGACAGATTATAGAAAATATATTAAATATTGATATATTCAGTTCAATGAATTTTATATTAAAAGCTAAAATGTCAATGAACAAAGAACGTTTATCTACACTAAGTAAAGAAATTGAAATATTAAAAGAAAAAATAGATATACAAGATTCTAATATCGAAACATTAAAAAGAAGTAAAAATGATAACATATCTAATAACATTAAAAAAATAAAAACAACTGAACAGGAAATAGAAAATCTTCAGTTATCTGTTACTAAATTGTTAGATAACATATCTGAGTTTGATAATATAGAAAATAAAAAAATAGATTTAACTTCTAAACTTAATAAGTGTAAATCAATTACGTCTAGTTTTATTGATAAAGTTAAAAAAATAAATGATGATTTGCAATTTTACTCAAAAAATGAGTCATGTCCTACATGCGATCAAAAATTATCATCAGAATTCAAAGAAGAAAAAAATAAATCGTTACTGGATATAAAAACAAAAACGGAAGATCAAGTTTTAAAATTAAAAGAAAACTGTCAACTAATAAAACTAGAAATAGAAAATGTTGAAGTCATAATATCAAAAATTAATAATACTAAATTCGAGATCAACGAAAAAAATAATTCTATAAGTGCAGGAATGAAATATATAAAATCACTAAACTCTGATACTTTTGATGAAAATTCTTTTGATTCTGGAATAGAGGAATCGACGAATAAAAAAAATCAATATCAGAATGAATTAGATACACAAAGTT